ATGACGGGCGCACCTTCCGTTGCGTCCTCGCCTTCACCCAGCCAGTACGCGGTTGCGCCGCCGGTTTGCTTGGGAATGTCAAGCGTGCCGGTCAGGCCGCCCATGACGCGCGCCATGCGCATGATGGTGGTCTGGTTGCGCAGCATCTCGATGAACGAACCAGACAGCAAATGATTTGCAACCAGGTTGCCACCAGTCTGCCCCGAAACCTGGCCATTGGTGCCCGCGTTGAACGAACGCACGCCCGAAAGCACATCCTGCGGGATGATGATGCCGCGCGCTTCTTTGCCATACTTCTCGGCAGCGGCGCGCGAGCATTCGATTTCAAAGGCGGCGGCCTTCTGCGCGGCGGCGCTGGTCGGATTGGCCAGCGCGCGGACAACGGCCAGCAGCGAATACTTGCGTTGCTCGCGGTTGGTCAGGCCAATATCTGCGGCGCGCTCCTGCTCGGATAGCGGCCTGCTCGTGCGCGTGGCCACTTCGCGGTCCAGGATGGCGCGCTGGAAGTCCTCCGGCGTCTTTTCCGGGTTGCCCACGAAATCCAGCGCCAGGTCTTCGGCTTTGTACTGCTTTGCCATGCTGGTGATGGCACGAACGCGGGCGCGCTCGCCATCGGCGCCGCGTGCCTGGGCTGCTTGCGCATCGGCGCCGGCGCGCTCGATGACTTCCAGGATTTCCACGATCTTGCCGTGTTCGTCCACCTTGGCGCGCACCAGGTTGCCCGATGCGTCGCGCGTAATTTTTTCGTTCATGGTGCGAATTGCCCCTGGTTGATTTACTACGCTCGGATTCTGCGGCGCTGCCCTGCCCGATTCCATTGCAACTGTTTCCAGCGAGCGGCCCACGCCAACGTCATCGTCAGCCGGCACGCTAACCATTGAAATTTCGTATGGCTGCCAGCTAGTTGCCAGGTAGACGTCCGTGCCGCTGCGGTCCTCAATCCATTTCAGACCGTCAACGCTGTAGCCCACGCTTACCTTGGTGACAATGCCATCCGCAATGTCCTGCAGCAGTTCTTCGCCTTCATCGCTCTTGCTGAAACGAACCACGGCGCGGCCCTTTCGGTCCGTGTCGATTCGCGCCGACTCCACAACGCCGCGCTGGTCGGTCCAGTCGTGCATCCACAGGACAGGCGCCTTGTTATTCAGGCGTGACAGGTCGCACGCCGCCGGCGAGTGGTCCAGAATCTCGATGCCGAACCAGCGTTCAACGCCGTCCGTTTCGCTGGAAAAACTAAGCTCAACAGTGCGCGCCTCAAGGTTGACGGACTCCGCCACAACCTCCGCAGTGCGGCGCAGAATGCCGCGCTCTCGGATTTCCTGCAGCCGCTTGGCTACCTTGCTTTTCTTCTCATCGTCCTTGTGCATTACGCGGTTTCCTTGGTTTTTTCTGCGGCGGCGGCAGCCGGCGGCGGTGGCGGCTTTGTCTCGCCGGTGATGAATACCTTGATTATTTCCGCCGGGATACCAGCGGACTTCATTTGCTCCAGGTCCTGGGCAATTTCCCGATACACGGTTTCCGGGTCGCGCCCGCGCTCGCGGATGACGGCGCCTGGTGAAGTCAGGCCGGCGCGAATAGATGAAATCGCAGAATCCGCATCCGCGCGCGGGTCGATCCACTCCCACCGGCGCGGCTGCCATTGGACTTCACGGAATGCCGCCAGGCGATCCGCCGGCAATGCGGCGCCGTTCGCCTTGGTGATCTTGCCGGCCAGCAGGGACCAGCGCAGCCAGGCGTTATAAACCGGCTCCACCAGGTCCTCGATTAGCCATTGTTGGCAGTCTTTCCAGTGTTCGCGCTCGTCTAGCGTGCCCTGGCGGATGCTGGAGAAATTCACGCCCTCCAGGTCGCCGGCCAGGTTGTTGTAAAGCACGCCCATACCGGCAGCAGCGCCGCGCAGCATTGCCTTGTGGAACACGGCGAACTCGCCGGACGGGTATTGAGGGTCAAACTTCGCCAGGTGCGCGCCCTCCGGCAATTCCACGAACCCCAGCGGCTCCGCGTCTACCGTTACCGGCTCGCCGTCAGTATCAGGACCGAACCCGGATTCATACTCGATGAAACCCATTTTCGCAGCGCCGGCGCGTGCGTTCTGAACGGCTGCAGTCTCGAAGCCCTCCAGGTGATGCAGGCGCTCTAGCGAAGTGGATGCCCACGGCAGGCCGCGCCGCTGCGTGGCCATTTCCGTAACGAACCCATGCACGATTTCTTCCGCCGGGACAATCACGAACCCGCGCCCGCTCATGGAGTAGTAAGTGCGGTCGTTGTCGTCGGTGGATGTGAAGTGATACGCCACCGGCTTGCCGGTATGCGTGAATTCAATTCCGTTGCGGATGAACGTTGCGCCCTTGCCGTAATAGTCGACGTTGTAGTTGACGGGCAGGCGCTGCGGGTCGATGAACTGCAGCGAAAATCCCCACTCTCCAGCATTGGCGCCGGTCAGCATGCGAATAATGAACTCCCCGTCCCGGCCCGCCGTTTCAGCGGCCAGCGCCTGCATGCCGCGCCAGGTCAACCGTTCGGAAATGTCGCAATTTTCCTTCTTGCCCCAGGCCCGCCAGGCGGATTCAATCGCGGCGTTCGCCTCGCTATCCAGCGCCCCGCGTGCCTTGCGCGATTTCGCCTGCAGTTGCACGCCCTGCGGCCCCACGATGTTCTGCTTGATAAGGCGCACGAAACTGCGCACATGGTCATTGTTCGACCATTGCTCACGCGAGCGGGCAACCAGCGTAGGCTGCCGCTGGCTAATGTACTGGTCCGGCGGAATCGGGATTGAATCCCACGCATCGTTTGCGTTTGCCTTGGCACTCTTGAACATGCCGGAAACAACGGCACGCAGCAGGCTGCGCTTGGAGCGCGGCGCGCGCGCCGGCGCGGGCGCCTGTTTGCGCCCGAAAAATGGGATTTTCACGAGAATTTCACCGGGATATTGCGCCAGCCGGACGGGCTGCCACGCTCGCGGCGCACTGCAGCGGTGTAAAACGCTTTCAGGCGCAGCAAGTCAGAGATTGGCGTGCGGTATAGCTCGCGGTTGTTGATGCGGTAACGCTCCTGGTCCATCGTGGCGCGCTTCGCAATCACGGCCTTGATGTTTTCCAGCGCGATTTCCGCCTGCGTGCGGCCATCGTAGCCAGCCGGCAGCGCGGCGAAGTCCGGCGCGATTACCACGCGCGCCCGCTCCACCTCGAAAACGGCGGCGCCCTGGGTAGCGCGAACGCTCGCCCAATACTCGCCAGGCGCCCACGTCGCCGTTGTGGCGGCGTCAACGTTCAAGGCGTGGCGGTCGCCGTCCGCCGCTGCTGCCAGGTCGATTGCAACCGGCCCGCGCAGCAGCACGGAAACGGACCAGGCCGGCGCGAGATACGCCGGGAAGCGTGCCGACAGCGCGAGACTTAGGCCGGCGGTGATCGTTTCAGGAAGGAATGCGCAGATTTGGGCCATTTACCATGATTTGGCCCAATTCCCCCTTTTCTGTAGGCTCTTGGACCGACGAATAACGCGCCTAGTCTGCTTTGGCTCGGCCTGCGATTCCATTGCAACTGTTTCCGCAGGCTCTAGCGCGCTTTGCTGGCGTTTTTCGGCCTGGGCGGCGGCAAGGGTAGCCACCGGAGGCGCCGGCGCAATGGCGGCGGTTTCCGTGGCATTGGCGGAGGATTCTGGCGCGGAATCGGCATGCTTCGCGACGAACGCATCCACGCCCAGGCGCTCCGCAATCCGTTTCAGGTTCGGTGATGCGATTTTGAGCGCGGCAAGCGCGTAATTGCGCACGTCCAGCGCCTCGTTGCGCGCCTTGTCGTGCTTGTGCCACTCGCGCACCGGGAAGCCCTTAACGTACCTGGTAATCAGCTTTTCAGCGGTCAGTTGTTTGAAGTATTCCTGGTCGCGGTCGTCCGGGAAGTGGCAGTAGCCAGGCCCAGGTTTCTGCAGCGCCAGGCGCCGCATTGTCACTAGCTTTGCCTCGTCCGTTCCGACCAGGAACAGGTCCACTTTCCGCGCGCGCTTACCGGACTGCTTGCGCTGCGGCTTTTCCACGATGGCGCGGCCCCAGCCGCCCACGCCCTTAACAGCGAACAGGCGCCTGCCCGTTTTCCCGCGCGCGTATTCATAGGCGCGCTGTGTGTAGCTGGTGCCACCCTTGCTGGTGCCGCCGGTGTCCAGGCATGCGGAGGAAATCTCCAGCTCCGCGCCAGTCTCGTGCCGCCAGGTTTCGGCCAGCAAGTCATCCAGGTCCTGCCATACGTCATCGGCCAGCGGGTCGCCCCACAGCACGCGGTACTCGATGCTCCAGGATTCTTCACCCAGGCCCCAGCCCACAATCTCAACCTCTAGCCGGTCCTGCTGCATGTCAATGCCGGCAGTCAGGTACAGCGCCCGCAGCGGCACAGGCGCGGCGTATGGCCCCGCCTCCCTGGCGCGCGCCAGCAGGCTATCCGGGTCGGCCTTTTCGCCGGTTTCCTCGAATGCTTCGCCCAAGGAAACGTTGATAAACGATTGCACGTCACCAGCGGCCACTTTGTCCAGGTAGGACTGCACAATTTCCCGCAGCCGGCGAAACGTGCTGCAGATTTCTGGAAGGTGGAAACTAGCATGGCCACGGAAAGGCTTTGTGGCACGCCATACGCCCGCGCGAATGGCGGCAATGCGCTGGCCATCGTTCCACAGGCTACCGCAGTGCGGGCAGCCATACGCGGCGGTTTCCGGCTGCTGTTCGCCCTCCGGGTCGTCCTTGCCGTGCCAATAAACGTTAGACCACTGCAGGGTCTGGAACTCACCGCAATCCGGGCATGGCACGTAATAGCGGCGCTGGTCCCCTTCTTCGTATGCCGTGTCAATCCGGCCTCCCTTGTATGTCGGCGTGCTCGACTCGACTAGTAGGCGCTGGTCCCCGAACGTTGCAGAACGCTGCACCAGCAACTGCACCGGGTCCCCTTCTGCGATGGATTCGTACCCGTCGATTTCGTCGGCCTGGGTGACAGGCGCGGAACGTCCGCGGAGCGTTTTCGGAGATCCAGCCCAGGAAAACATGAGCCATCCGCCGATGTACGAAATGATGCGCGAATTGTTGACGCCCTCGCGCCCGCGCTGCTTGGCCATCGTGCGCGAGATAGCCGGGTTCGCGTCGATCATGGGGCGCAGCTTCGTTTCCAGGAACGTCTGCACGTCCCCCTGCGTCGGCTGAACGAAAATCTGGCTGCGCGGCTCGTGCGCGATGAAATAGCCGGAAATGCACTGCTGAATCAGCGTTTTGCCGATCTGCGCGCCCGTTTTGAACGATACCCGGTAGACGCCTGGCTCTTTGATAACGTCGATCATGCCGCGCTGGTACGGCGCGTTGTCGAAATTGATTGGCCCGGGAATCGCGTTGCCCACCGGAATGCGAACGTTCGCCTCCGCCCATAGGCTGGGCAGCATATCCGGTGGCGGAACCAGGTTGCGCGCCGCGCGCGCATGCGCGGCCAGGACGGCGGCGCGGTTTGCGAACAGATCCGGCAGGTTCGTTGTCATGCGCCGCCGCCCTCGCGCTCCAGGCCGGCATATAGCCCGTCACGCAGGTTTCTGGCCAGCGGCTCCAACATGAAGCGCGCAAGCGTAAGAACCCCGCCGGCGCGCTGGATATGCTCCGGCTCGTCGCCCAGCTTGGCAAGCTCGGCGTGCAACTGGTCTGCAAGGCTCGCGGCCCGCTCGCGGCTCGCCGTCATGCTGCAGCAGCCAGCGCGGGCGCGGCGTCATTGGCGGCGGGCGGCAGCGCGGCAAGGATGCGCTCTCGCGCGGCGGCGAAGTATCCGGCATCCAATTCCATGCCCACGAAGCGCCGGCCTGTATTCATGGCGGCAACGCCGGTAGATCCGCTCCCCATCGTGAAATCAAGCACCAGGTCACCCCGATTGCTGTAAGTCCGCACCAGGTCCTCCAGCAGCGCAACCGGCTTTTGCGTCGGGTGGATGTTGTCCCGGTCCTTGCCGTAGTGCAGCAGGTTGGACTTATGCTTCGCGCCTGGCGCCAGGTGAAACGTTTTGGGGAATCGCTCGCGCATCTCCACGCGGAACGCATCGGCTACGGCCTTTAGGTCCGCGTAATCGCGCTGGAATCGGCCCGTATCGGCCTGCATTACCGCCAGCTTGTCCGCGCTCGGGATCATGAATTGCCGGCCATCCGTGAAGTAATGCGAGGCGGACGAACCCCAGCGCGCCACGGCGTCCTTGCGCGTCATGCCGGAGGCGGCAAGCTCCTGGTCTAGCCAGGGTTTCAGCGGGTGGCCAAGGAACGAATCAAAGGCTTTGAAGAAAACAAGGACGTCCTCGAACAGCGATACCGGCGCCTTTTTGGCCAGCAACGCATTTGCGAACCGCTCTTTCACCCAGGCCATGCGATAGGCGAACGGGACCGAACCGTGCGCCTCGGTAATCAGGCGCGATGTGTAAGGCTCCTGGCTGAACAGGATCAGCGCGCCATTGGGGCGCAGCAGCCGGTTGCACTCTTTGAAAATCGCCGCCGGCGTGATGGCCTTGTCCCAGGCGGTGTCACATTTCCAGGTTGTCGGCGTGTTCTCGATGGTCCCATAAGGCGGGTCCGTCAGCACCAGGTCCACGCAGCCATCCGGCAGCGCGCGCATAAGCTCCAGGCAATCGCCCTGGCGCAAGTCAAGCATTTGCATCGTCTGTTTCTTCTTCGTCGTCATCAAGCGCCAGGTCAGCGGCGGCGGCAGTTTCCAGCGCAAGGACTAGCTCGGCCCGCAGCTTGTCCTTGAATACCCGTTCGTTTGTTTCACCCAGCAACTGCAGGACGGCGCGCGCAGGTACGTTCATCACGTTGGCTCGAATGGCGGCGGCGAATGCAGCCTGTGCGCGCTCGAAGTCGCGGACGGGCGCAACGTCGCCGCGAGCCTTGGCAAGCTCAAGCTCGGCCCGCAGCGTGTCAGCCGTGCGGCGGCGCTTGTCTAGCTCGGCCTCGTCGGCTGGCGCGGTGCCGGTGGCGTCCGCAACGGACTTGTCCCGCAGCCAGCGCGATATGTCCGCCGTGTTGAATTGCCATTCAACGCCACGGCTGCCGCGCTGCGTTACCGGGCAGCCACTGCGCACCCAGGCGTCCACGGTCGTCACGGCCACGCCGAAAACGTCCGCCAGGCCGGCGCGATTTACCAGCGTGCCCTTTGTGTTGCCAGCCATACGTTTACTACTCCCCCGTCGCAACTATTCCGTTGACAGTCAAAGGCTTATGTGATGCCTAATAGTCGTTGGAAGCACTTTCAAAAATCACCCAGATATGAAATCTCGCGGGCGCTTTGCCCCCGCCTGCTAACCCCTTCGGGAAGGACCCACGGAATGCACCGGCATGGTGCAGGCTGCCCCGTCCTGCGGCCCCGTCCGCGCCTGCCCAGGCTGCCCAAGGCGATCAGCGATGCGCCCATGCGGCCACGGCGCCGGCGCGCTAGGCGTAGCCAACGGCGTGCGCCCCGTATCGCGTGTGACGGCGGCAAATGCAGCGTCCTGGTACAACCCCCGCAGGATGCGCGAGCGTGGCATGCGGTCGTGTGAATTCATTTCAGCGGCTCCCACTAGGTTGCGGTACGTGCGGCACATGCACGCTGCGGCGCAGTCTTGCGCGTGCCCGCGCCCTCTCGTCCGCCTCACCAGCACGCGACGAGCGCAGTGCCTTGCGTTGCTCGTCCTGGCCAACCCATACGCGCCGCGCCTTGGCCCACTCCCTCGCCTGCGCAGCCATGCGCTCGTCGCGTCTATCGCTCGCCCTGCACAGCAGCGCCACCAGCGGCGCCAGCAGGACAAGGAACGGCAGCGCGAACAGGACAAGCATGCGCGCCAGCGCAAGCAGCCCCTCGCATACCTCGGTAAGCTCTGCGCCCATGCGCGCCCATGCCGTAGACATACCCATTGCCGCCTCGCGCACATAGCGCCCATACGTCCATTCGTTACGCATCATTGCTCGCCCCTATCAGCCCGCACCACTGCCTGGCACGCTGCCAGGCTCTGCGCTACTTCGTCGGCCCTGTAGGCGAATCGAACAAGAAACTCCGCATCGTCTGCACGAAGTCCGCCGTCTTGGGTTGCATCACTGCCGCCGGTGCCGGTGGCAACGCTGGGCAGACTGCCGGTGCCGTTACAGGTGAAACGCTCGCGCACGCGGTCAGTGCCAGCACGCACAGCAGCAACATCCAGCTCATAAGCCTTTTTCGCATCGCTCAATGCCTCCTGGTGTTGTGAATCAATTTCATAAAACCGCTGCTCGTCCTGCTGCTTCTTGGCCACGGCATCCGCGTTGCTCTTGGCCAGTGCCTTCGCCTGGTCGTATTCCATCTTGATGATTCGCGCCTGGTACGTCGATGCCGTTGCGCTCGTGCCGATATACAGACCGAACGCGAACAGGCAAACGCCCGCAAGCGCGGTGCATATGCACAGAAATACGTGCCCGTAACGCTCGAAAAATGATTTCATGCTGCGATGCTCCCGCCTGCTTGTTTGTATGCCTGCAGCAGAACCGAAATCTGCTGCTCGTGTTGCCCATACCCTGCACCTGGCAGGCTCGCCCAGCGGCTCCGCATCGCAGTAAGCGCCTCGACAATGCGGCCCGCTTGAATCAGCGGGATTGCCTTGCATTCGCGGATCTGCTGAATAGCGACCAGGTCCTGCGCCAACGGCGAGAAAACAGGCAGGTTCAACTGCTTGCGGTATGCGTCCCAATACCTGGCCAGCAACTGGTAGCGCCCTGCCGCCGTGCTGTAGTCGCTGATTCGCGGAATGTAGACCTTGACGCGCGGGTGGTCCCGAAAGTCCTTGAACGTATCGCCGCCGACAATCACGTCGTATCCGTGGCAATACGTCACCTGGCGCCCGTTGTCCGTGCCCTCGCTGAATGCCAGGGTGTCAAGGACGGCGCAGATATTCGCGCCCCCTGCCATCTGCGGCGTAATCATCGGCATTGCATTACCCTCCACCGGCGCACAACCGCCGGCCATACGGTTTTAAGCCACCAATGGCGAACGCCCAGCGCCGCGATGCAGCCCTTTAGCGTCACCTCCGCCGGGTGCGGCTCCGCGTAGCCATACGCGGGACCGACCAGGACGCCAAACGCCGCCAATGCAGCGAGCGCGAACAGCAGCTTGCCCAGCAGGCCATCATTCACGCGAGGCGAAAACGCGCACCACATTGCCCAGGCCATGATGACGGCTGCCGCGATCATGTTTAGGGTTAGCGTCATTCCTTACCCCCAAAGCGCGCCTTGACCATGCCCCACAAATCAGCGGCGGCAATGGCGCGGTACACGGCGGCGATAAGCGAGCCACCGAACAGGCCCAGCAGGAAGCCAACGGCGCCGGTATGTTCGGGCGCGATGCCCAACTGCGCCACGGCCAGGCCGGAAAGGAAAGTGGCACATGCCCAGCCGGTGGCCAGGAACACGAACCAATCCACGGTAGTCAGCAACTCGGAACGGTGCGCCCTCGATGCCAGGCCAGCGCCTAGCAAACCGATTGCGCCCAATTTCAGGCTTACCAGCCAATCATGCAGACTCTGCAATTCCATTACGCGCAACCCTCGTTGTCCCGGTCCATATCGGCATCTTTGAAATATCAACGGGGTGATTGTCTGCGCCTGGTACTGGCTGCTCCATTGCAACCATTTCCGCGAGAACGTCCTTAACTCGCCTGGTTGTCAGGCCGAAAGCCTGGGCAATGTCGATAATGGGTATTCCATCGCGCGCCATACTCCGCATTTCGTCATGGCGTTGCCGCGCATGGAAATATGAGCAATTGGATAGAAACAGGATTTCGCCGCCGAAATGACGAGACATTTTTAGCGCCGCCGGATACCCGAGCATAGAAACCAGCGCATGGGTGACAGATAGGCGTTTCGGCACATAAACCACCTTCCGCTTACTGCCGCGTCCCAGCGGCAAAACCGAAACCAGGTGCAACGCCAAATCACGCCCGATTATGTCCGCCACTTCCTGAACGCTCGCCGGCAAGTCCATAAAACCCCCTGTGTCAATGGCAACCATTTTAACAGGATGCTTCCCTGTTAAGGGTAGCAAATCACGGTTTTAGGGTGGCAGGGTAGCAGGGTGGCAAAGGGTAGCATTTCCCTATAGACACCCTACCTATCCCTCCCCTTTTTATAAGGGTGTTATAACCTACGTTCTTTTTCTTTATATATTCCTACCCTTTGCTACCCTAAGAAGGAAAGTAGTATATAAAACAATGGGTTATGCAGGGTAGAGCTACAGGGTAGCGGCAGGGTATCAGGGTGGCAGTTAATGGTCTGCTACCCTCGCCGCAGGGGTGATCGCTCCCCTTCTGCACCCTGGCGCCTCCCCTCGCCGCGCACCGGCCTGCCACCCTGCACCCCTGCTGCTCCCTCGCTCCCTGTGCGCAGGCGAAAAAAAACCCGCCGGGTGGCGGGTCTTTCGGGGTGGCGCGGCGTTACTTCGCTGGTGACTTCCTGGCTTCCTGCAAGCGTTTAAACACTTCCATGAACGCATCCACAGGCGCAGCGCCGGACAATGCCGACAGACATATAAGACGCGCGGCTTCCATGTCCTCGTGCGCCTCTCTGGCTGCTACTTGCTCCTGCTCCGGCAGTTGCATGATGTGCGATTCAAAATTTTGCCTGTGATTCATTTTCTCGAACTCCGTCTATATAAGCGGTTTTTCGCCGGCACTCATCGCCGTTTATTGGTTTGATGAACGCCGGCATTGTAACGTCGAGTGTAAGGGGAAGGTCACTATATAGCGAAAAATTACGCAGCAGCCCTCCCTTTATCATTCGCCGCAGTTGTGTGCGCAGCGATATAAATGCGCTCGATCAGCGCGCCAACTTCCGCGCCCATCGTTTCCCGGCATCGCTCCAGGTGCGCAGCCCTGCGTTCCTCGGTCAAAATACCGCGCAGGATTGCGGCCTGGTCGTGCGCCCACAATGTTGTCATGGTACCGCGCAATGCAGCCGCTGCAGCCGGCCCGCGCTTGCCGGCGATGCCCTGTAGTGCTGCCTTGCGCTTATTTGTCGTCGGCAGCCCCGGCAGGGTGCGCGCCTCGCATTCGTGGCGCCACGCCTCGCTGGCGCTATCCACCAGGCGCCCATCAATTAGTTGCACCTGGCGGCCCATTAGAACGGCCTCGTGTCGTCAATGCTGCCAATGCGAGGTGGCATCATGAAAACCTGGCGCCCGTTCGACTTGCGCGGCTCGCTGCCGGTGATCTTGCGCAGAATCGCGCCGGCGTCCTTGCACTGCTTATTGTTCGGGCGGTCGTAACCGATGGCCAGCAGCACGTCCGTTGCGCTCATCGGATGCGCCGGCAGGCGCTCCCAATCAAACCGGCCTGAAATCAATTCCTCAATCGGGTTCACTTCCGTGTGATCCGTGTTCACATCGTTAAGGCGGTCCATTTCCGGGCGCGTAAGGCGGTGTTGCTCGCCGCTCGCCCACAGTGCCTTTGCCTCGGCCCATGCCTGCTGAATGTCAATGCCGTGCATGGCATTCATGCCGGCGCCGCAGCGGATCGTCCAGTAGCGGCGATTCCCGGTTTCATCGTGCAGATACTGCGCCGGGTTGACAGTGCCTAGAAACGCAGTGCGGCGCGGAAACGTTGACGAAGCGCGCGAGTAACGCAAAAAGATTTCGTCCGTGTCGCGCGTGATAAAGCCCTTGAGTGCAGCAATATCCGCCTTGCGGAATGTCGCGTCCAGTTCGCCCAACTCCACCAGCCAATAGCTGATTGCACCCTTCACGCTATCGCGGTCGCTGGGGTTCAGGCTCACGCCTTCTTTGGCCAGCTTGCGGTTGCCTTCTGTCAGGCTCCAGAACCATGTCGTCTTTCCGGCATTTTGCGCGCCCTGCAGCACCAGGACGCCCTGCATTGCCATGCCCTGCGGCTGGTACACCGCGCCCACCGCACCAATCATCCAGCGGCGCAGCAGGATCGTTGCTAGGTCCTGGTCGGTCGGGTCCAGCGATGCCGCCAGCGAGGCGATGCGCGAAACGCCGTCCCACGGCTTGGCGTCGATCCACTCCGCAACCGGGTTGTATTGGTGTTTGTCCGCAATGACGGTGATGTACTCGGCCAGGTCGCCGCGCGGGCAGCTATTGATACTGCACAGGTTTGATATGGTGGCCAGGCTCGCCGCCATATGGTTATCCTGACTGAACGAACGGCCAGGGATGCGGATC